GTTGTAAGCATAATAAAGTATTTGCCGAACCAGCATCAATCTCATCAAGTAACAAAGTAGTACCTGTACGCATAGCAACTAGTACTGGACCTTCAACAACTTCAACATTACCTTCTTGAAGTGTTTTAGAACCAATCAACTGTTCTTCGTCAGTCATCTGGTTCAAGTTAACCCGAATCAAAGGTTTTTTATGTTTAGCGCATATTTGCTCAACCATTGTAGATTTACCATTACCAGTAGGTCCGTAAATATACGAGGGATAAAAAATGCCAGATTTGATTATAGATTCTAGATCTTTGAAGTTACCAAATGGTACAAAGTTAGGATCTTTTTCTGGCACGAGAGAATCTCCACCTTTAGGAATGGAAACTATTTTCAGTTCTTTCATAGGCATTTCTGCAGTTGGTAATCTATAAACGCCTCGAGCAATTTTGTTTTGCATTAACCAATCTGGCCAATCGCAATTCATTTGATCTTTTACTTCTTTGAGTTGCTTACGAGTGATAGTACCGGTTGTTTCAGCATCTGGAAACATTTGGTACATAGTAGGAATAAAGTTTGGAATTGTTTTCATAATATAGTCTCTCTCAATAATTAATTTATGGTACTATTATATACTGTTTTCTGGAAATGTAAACATTTATTTCACTTTTATGCAACATACCCGATAAATTTATTCAATAATAAACGGTTCAGTTGGCGACTTTCTAACATCTTAGTAAATTTATTTGCAATAGAAGAAGTTGATTGTTTACTTGTAACTTCTAATTCTACATCTTTAATTCTTAAAGACTTTGCTGGTATTAAGAATAAATCATCTCGGCCTTTAGTTTTAAATGAAGCAAATCCATTTTGACGAACTTCTTTTCTAACTTCATCAAGGTCCCAATTCCAAATACCATTGCTATTTGTGGCAGACATAATCTCAGAACGACCTAAAGAACCTGCAATATAGAATCCGATATTAGCAATATTATATCTATTCTTTATCATTGTTAAAAAAACTTCAGTTTGTTGATTAGAATCATATACAAAAGGATAATTTACCTTTGTTACTGGATCAACTAAGAATTTTTTACCATAACGAGAATAATTATATTCGCGTAAAATACCACCTGCACCATCAGTTAATGTAATAAAGGACATCTTTTCTACATTATTTTGACTCATGAATTTACCTACATAGTCAGTCATATATGCTAATGCTTCATTTAATGGAGTTCCACCTAATGAGTATTCACTATTTTTAGTAAACTGATAAGTATTAAAAAGTCTTTTTGCCATCTCATTAAAATCTCTATTAGACATTTTATGGCTAAAGAATTCTAATAAAGCAAGGTCTTTAGTAGCATTATTTAATAAGTTTGGTTGTAAATAAGCATTTGCAACTCTTTCTTTTCTTCTACTTGAATAAGGTTTATTNTCATATGCATTATAATAGTAATCAGANAAAGCTAATACTTGGAATGGAATTTGCGCTCTATGACAAAACATTGATAATGTAATAACTTGTTGAATCACATCATTAATAACTCCATTCATAGAACCTGACCAATCTACTAAAAAGATCATACCATGTTTTTTGCCATCTTGAGTGGTAGTAATTCTTTTGAATAAGTCATCATTTAATTGGTATCCCCAAATCTTTTTCATATCCAATGAACCAGACTTAGATACTTGGTTACGTTTATATTGAGTTGCCGCTTTTTTCATCTCAAATTCTTTTATGAGATAGTTAACTGTCTTTAGTGTATTTGCTTTGAATTTGTTATATTCCTCGTCAGCTATTCTTTCACCAGTTTCTTTATAACCCCATTGATTCAACACATATTGTTGTTTAGGTACAGTTTCTTCCAATATAGTCTTATAACCTATAATTGTATCAGGATCATAATCAGTATCTAATTTTAAATAATGATATTCTGCATTATAATCTACAGAATTATCTAGATTATTCATTAAAGATTTGTTAGTTTTAGATTCTAGATCATCTTCTTCAGTACCTTCATCTATAGTTTGTTCATCCTCTGATTTTTCCATTTCTGAACTTTGTCCAGAACTTTGGTCATCTTCAGAATCGTCTTCATTCAAAGAAACTTCTTTGCTTTCTTTGTTTTCTAATTCATTTTTACTGAATTCATAAATTTCTTTTGCTAGTTCAATAACTTCAGTTGAAGTTTCAGTTTTCTCTGCACGGTATACAAATACTTTTTCTTGTTCTGAAAATGAAACTCCNGAGGAAATACCNACTTTGAACCAAAGATTGATTCTATCAATAAGGTTAAGAGTTCTTACATTTTTAATTTCCTTTACACCAAAGAAGTCTCTTTCATTAAGTTGTCTATAACCTTCAATCATAGTCTTTTTAAGACCAGGATATTTGCGTTTCATTAGTTTCTCAATACGAACATCTTCAACTACATTAATATAGTCATGGATTTTGTAATCTTCTTTAGAAGCCTCCATCATATCCATAGTTGTATATAAGGCATGACCGGTCTCATGACCTACAAGCATACTCTCTATTTCAGAAGTCATACCTTTAAAGATAGGTAAAGTTAATTGTCTTGATTTAATATTAAAAGAGGCAGTCTTAACTGCAGCTTTAACTACAGTTAAGTTTTCTGTTGCGAGGAGTTTTGCGGTAATGTCTATTGCAGTATTCATAATATAGTCTCTTTATCAATTTATGAGACTATTATATACTGTTTTATGCAAATGTAAACATTTATTTTCATTAAAGTAAAAATTGTTTAAAGGCTTAAAAAGTGCACTTTTAAGTTATTGATTACATTATACTTTTTTTATTAAAAAGAGGGTTTTTCACACTTTATGGTGTTCCTATCACCCTTAAAATAAAAAAGTGTGCACAGAACGCATTATTTTTTCGCTTTATTAAATAGAATCAATCTGTTATGATCATGCTATCACAGAAAATTCATTGCGTTTTTCCACCTTCAGGATTGAATGAAATTTGTCATTCAGTATATCACCTCGATGAGATATTACAAATACATTAGTATCTGATTCTAATGAATTAATCATGGTTAATAATGATTCTGTAGAGGCATCATCAAGACTAGAATCGGCAATCTCATCCATGATCAAAAGATTAGTATTGACTGAATTCTTCAATCTAGCAATTTGTCTCCAAGCAAATAGAATTGCCACATCAAGTTTACGTTTCTCGCCTTCGGAAAAAGAGGCATAGGTAAATTCATCTCGAAATCTTGACTTAATAGTTTCATTGAAAGACTCATCTAATTCAAACTTAATATAGGTGTCCATAAGTGCCAGATACTTATTGATCAAAGTATTCATTACAGGTAGATACTCACGAATAATTGCAGTCTTAATTCCTGTATCTTTCAATAACTGATTTGAAATATCTTGTAACCCTCTAAGTTCCATCAAGGAGGTTTTCTCAGTTATTTGTTCTATAGTACTATTTGCTAGTTCTTTTAATTTACGTTTCTCTTCATCTACGTTTGCAGTATTTTGTTCTACACCTTCAATCTCGGCAAGGAACTGAGAGTTTTGTCTATTCAATAGAGTGATAGTACTATTTGTTGTAGATAACTCAATATTTTTATCGGTAATATTATTTTGTATTAGTTGAATATTTTTCAAAGATTCTTTTAGATTAGCGTAAGCTTTTTCCAAAGCTTGGAGTTTAGAATCTTCCTCATCTATTTTAGATTGAATATCTGCAACTACTATTTGTTTATATTCATCGGTAATTTCCTGTGAACATGTTGAACATACATCATTTTCGTAAAAGAAATGTTTGTGTGTTACATGATGATTATGGATTGCAGTAACTTTGCTAAGTAACCTATTAACACCCTGAATATCTTCATCAAGTTTATCTTTGTCACTAATCTTTTCTCTTAAATGAACTAGTTCTGCTGCTAGTAACTCGGAAGTTACTTGTGATTGCTCAATTTGATGATCATTTTTAGTAATTTTATCCAATAATAATCTAACAGTATCAGACTTTGCATTATTCATTGCCGAAATTATAGCAGTCTGCGACTCAACTTTTGCTCGTGCTATTTTAATATCAGAATCTAATCTTGAAATAGCATCTTTAGTTGATAATACTCTATCTTTCAATATTTGATTCATTACAGAGAAAATACGAATATCCAAAATATCTTCAACTACTTCTCGGCGTTGACTTGTTTTAAGTTGCATAAAGGGAACAAATGATGCTGAACCTAGAATAACTACCTGTGTAAAGGTTTTATAGTTAAGTCTAAGTATCTGTTGTTCTAAAATCTTTTGGTAATCTTTATTTGCTGCCTCTTGATTCAATAAGACATCATTACAATATATCTCAAATATACCAGGTTTTATTCCTCGGATAACCTTATAAGATTTAGTACCAATAAGAAATTCACATGTTACTAATAATTGTTTACCATTAATAGAGTTGACTAATTGTCCTAATTTAATATCTCGGAAAGGTTTACCAAATAAACAAAATGTAATGGCATCAAGTATTGTAGATTTGCCATCACCATTTTTACCCATTATCAAAGTAGTTCTTGACTTATCTAATAGGATTTTGTTTTCAACATTACCTGTTGATAGAAAGTTTTTGTAACTAATGTACTTAAAATGTAATGTAGACATTATGCCATATCCAAATTTACCGCTTCTGTGAATAAAGAACCTATGTATGATTTTATCTTTGATGTCTCAACATCAGTTTCTATAGATTCAATATAATGATTTAGAACAGATTGCGTATCTTCTAATTTAATATCATCAGATAGTTCACCTGAAGAGAAGTCTCCAATGTCTTCAATAATCTTAATTTCATGAGCACCTTTATTATATAATTTAGTCAGGAATGTATCAAACTTATAATAATCTGTTTTATTTACCACAATCAGTTTTACATAACTATCAGATAAATCTAAAGCATCTAAGTTTATTGGTTCAATGCCTTTATCGTCATATTCTATTTTTACAAATAGTGTATTTGGATTTCTAATAAACTGAAGCTTTCTTGATGCTAAATCAAATATGTGAAATCCTTTAGGATCACCATAATCTTGCCAAGTTAGTTCGTATGGAGTTCCGAGATACGATATATTACCATTTGTTGATCTATGGTGATAATGGCCTGAGAAAGTTTTATCATATCGATCAAACATCAAACTAGACATTCCACCATGGGATTCTACACCACGATACATTTGAAATCCTCCTATCTCGAAATGACCCATACAGATATCAGAAGGTGAATGATTAATCACATGATATGCTACATCATAATTGTCGTTGCATATCCAAGGTATCATAGCAACATCAATACCTTTTACAGAAACAGTTTGAGCATGTTCTATAAGATTAATATTATCATATTCTGCCAATAACAAACTAGGAGTGTTTGGAAAGAGGGTATTTTTAAAAGTAATATCATGATTGCCTATTAACATGTATAATGTTATATTTCGTATTTGAAGTGGTTTGAAGAAAAAATCTTTACATTGATCTATAACATAATTATTAGTAAATTTACGGGTATCAAAAGTATCACCTAGAATAATAACAGTATCAATTTTATTTTGGTCAAGATATGGAAAGAATACTTCTTCATAAAATTTACGTTGATGATCAAGTATAATTGTAGAACCTGTTCTTGCTCCAAAATGTTGGTCAGTTATTAAACAAACTTTATTCATTCAATCCCCATCCTTCAATACTAGTTTGTTCAAAAGTTTTAAGTTGGCATTTACAACCTTGTATTATAGCATAATTGATTGTATGTTCTTTTTCAGAATTTTCTATAGTTTGCCAACCTTCCCATATTTTAGATTCTTCATCATATAAACGGTATTGCTTTATAACTTCATTCATAATGTATTCTCACTATTAACTATAAAAATCTTCTAAAGGTGAATAAACTTCCTTTTTAATCTTTTCCTTTTTTGGTTTTTCAAATGACGAACCATCAAAATTATTATACGCTTTCATGTACTCAATATAGTTATTGGTGAAATCTCCTTGTTCATCATGAGCTTGTAATTCAGTAATATCTAAAGCATTTGATGTAAGTAATTTACTTCTAATATAGACTTGTTTTTTCTCTTTGGCTATTCTACGCAGAAACGCAAAATAAACTATTTGAGTAAAATAAGAGAAAGGATTATGAGTTTTAGTTTCATCAAAATTGTCTATTACTTTTAAACAATTTTCAACTCCATCTAAAATCATATCATCTTTGAATGAATATCCATTAAAGCTTCTAAGATTAGAGAAATTAGTAGCAATTTTAAATATGCATCCTCCAATATATTCTGAGATTCGGGGTTTAGGAATTCCTTTGTCAGTACAGTCTTTAACTTCAGCTATACGCTTTTGCATAGCTAAAAAGAATTCTGCATTATCAATATAGTTTAGTTTTTTACTCATTTTTACTACCTCAATTTAGAATATAGAACTATTATATCCTATGATTAATAAAAAGTATATTAAAAATATATTTTATTTTATTGTTTACAACTGTTTACTTTTGTGATATACTGGTTATACCAGGTTTTTCTAGGTTAATGTATTGTTTTATTAGATACTTTAATATCTTTATAAAATTCTATATCATATTCTTCTTCTAGTTGTCCAGGTTCTAATTGAATATCAACCATACGTTTATAGTAATTGAGAGTAGATTCGTTTAGAGGTTTGACGATTATTACATCATGCTTCCTCACTTTAAAGATTTGATCATCCGTAAAAGAACACCATGGAGAACCGGCTAATACTTCTTTATTCTTACCATCAAGGTTGAAATTTACTGTTTTCATTTGAATAGGATACATGATTGTGTATTCAGAATCGTCTTCATTTATTAGTACACTTATTAGGTTATCACCATTAACAAGTTTTAAAGTAATATAGTCATGTTGTATCATATTGGCACCTCAATTATTTTGACGGAAAATTCCTCTGCAATATATATCTTATAACGTTCTATACCATGGGTCAAAGTAGTATTCTTCCAAGACTTCCAATGCAAATCATCAACTAAATCAAAAAGTCGGCATTCATTTTTGCCATCATTTAAACGAAGACCTCTACCTATAGATTGTAGATTTCTTATTTTAGATTTTGAAGGATGGGCAAATATGATATTTTCTATTGAAGGCATATTAGTACCTGTACTCATGGTCGCGTACGAGGCTACTATTATAGCATTATCATATTTGCTACAAACATTTCTAATTTCTTCACGGTCTTTTGTATCTACTCCACCATGGATATAAAAGACAGGTCTATCTTGATTAACCTTATTTTTTATATCTTCATAAATTACTTTGCCGTGCTTTTGCACATAGTTAAAAAGTACAAGAGTATTGCCTGTAGTAGATATTGCCAAATTTCGTATAAATTTATTTCTAACAGGATTTGTAACTAACCAATCAAGTTCTTTAATATACTCAGTACCTTTAAACATCTTACAAGTTTCATCATCATATTTAAGAATAAGTTGCTTAATCTTTAAATTAACTACAGAACCTTCATCCATCAATTTTTTGGTTGTTGTTACCTGATAAACTGGTCCAAATAAACCTTCAAGAGTTAATTTATTGGTTTTAGAACTTTCATCAATAGTACCTGTAGCTCCAATTCTATATTTGGTATTAACACATTTCTCCATAATACCCGAGATAGAAGCGGCAGTCGAGAGATGGCATTCATCAACCATAGCAACATCAAATTGCTGATAAAAGGATTTTTGTTTTATAGTAATTAATGATTGCCAAGTAGAGATAAGAACATTTTTAGTAAAATCCTTTGTAAATCCAGAATAAAGTTTTTGTACATGATGTTCAACATCAAATCCATTTGCGATTGAATAATCAGAAAAATCTGAATACATTTGTTCAACAAGCATGGTGTTAGGAGTTATCAATAATATTTTTCTATTTGCATTTAAATGCCATCTTATTATAGAATATAAAATTGCAGATTTACCTGAAGCAGTTGGACTTAAAAGTGTAACTCTATTTCTATTAAGTGCTTTTAGAAGAGCATCTACTTGATAATCCCTAAGAGATATAGATTGACCTCTAGCAGATAAATTCAAACTATCTGCAAATAATTGAATATCATCTAATGAGTATGTATTCGAATTCTCTATACCTTCATCAATAGTTAATTCATAATCATTTCTATTTGCAAATTCTTTTACATATTGTAATAAACCAGCATATAGATTTTTAGTTTGCATGTTATACAGTCTAACAAAACCATCCCAGATGCCTGCCTTATAGGTAGGCATAAACTTATAACCTGGGATTCTAAATTTAAAGAAGTCAGATAGTTCTTGTTCTATTGAAGAATCAGAAAATATTCTAACATATACTTCATTAAACTTTTCAACTTTAATCATTAGCTACCAGCAAGGAATTTTTTATGTTCTAGAACGGTTTTAAGTTGCCAATCTCGAGCTTTGATTTGGCCAAGAATAGATTCAAGCAAGTAATTCATAGTCTGTAAATATTCTATTTTAACTTTCATATTATTAAGATCAGTATCTCCATCAAGAAATTGATCCATTTCATTTTTCATAGGTTTTACACCTTGCCATTGTTCCCAGTTTAGGGAAGATAATTCATCTCTGGAAAGTTCACCTCGATAATATCTAAACTTAGTCTTTTTTAGGACATTAAAATCATTATTATATTTTGTTATTTTGAGTTTTGCTTGCATCAAATATCTTACATATTTTGCATGCAATTTTGGAACTCGGATGGATTCATCCGAAATATGATTGTCGTCCATGGTAGAGTCTTCATCCCATTCTGAAAGCAATTCTTCAATTGTAGCCATAATATCCTCAAAAAATTATATAAATTCGTATCTACTTATTTTAAATGATACATTCCCAACTAAATATGTTACATCTGTATTTGTAGATAGAAAATTCAATGAACTTAAAGTTACTGGTAGAATATCTATAAACTTTACCGTTTGTACCGGCAAATTATTACTTCCTAATATTTGTAAAGTAGCGTCAGAAAATTCTTTGCTTGTTCTACTATACCCAGTATCTTGCAAGTTAATAAAATCAGTAAATTGGTTATTATCTTCTGGAAATCCAAGTCCAATCATCCAATTATATACTGCAATATAATTATCCATGTTTTGATCTATAATAAACTGAATATTTAAATCATCAAATGAAANTATTTCTCCACTAAAAGGCAAAGCCGATAAAGGAGTATTCATATCAAAAGTTGGTAGTGTCATACTTGGAAGAGTAACNTCTTGACAAAAGAAAGANACTTCCGGTAATTTTGAAATAGAAAAATTAAACCCATTACTAGATAGTGGATTTATATTTGTTGGAAACGGACATGTAGTTGTTATTGCCATTATAGTACCTCTGATCTATTTATAACAAT